CTTCACCAAGCACCGCATGATAGCCTTATTCACATCGAACATGGAGGCTGCTTCTACGGTGCGTTCTTCCATGCCGATCTTTTCACGGCGGCGGGTCTGCGGATTGTAGTCCCATTTCGGGGTGGTGTAGGTATAAGACACGGCTTTCATGGCTTTGTTTGCGCCATCCAGTACAGGCAGCCACATTTCGTGCGAAACGCCCTCAATCGTGACCGAGGTATACACCATGAAGCCGGTTATGGGGTCATAAACATAGGGCAGACCGTTGAATTTCTTGACCTCATAGCTGGCAGCAGGGTACAGCTTCTTCACCTCTGCCCAGGCATACGCCCAGCTTACATATTTCAGCTCCGTGTTGCCGGACTTTTTGACTTCCAGATGATCCTTGAAATCAACGGCAGATAATTTTACGAATGGATTTTCCGTAGCCATAAGATAACCTCCAAGAAAAAAGGCGGCAGAGAAGTCACTCCCTGCCGCCATATACAAAGTTTTATGCCGCATGAACGATGTTAAACCTGCGGCTGCTTACATTTTTGCTGTACTGGTTGAAAATGTCCGGCTGCTCTTTCCGCAGTCGCTGAGAATCCACACGCTTGCTTTCGGAGGATACCCACGATACCTTATAACCCGGTGCTGTGCCATAGGCAGCATCCTGCATTTGCAGCTTGACCTGTTGCTCGATAGCCGTTTTCTCCTGTTCCATCTGCTCGATTTGGTCGGAAAGCTCCTGCCGCTTATCCAGAAGTCCATGCAGGGCACTCAGGTCAGCGGTCCTATCCCGGTTGTCTACCTCATAAAGCTGGTTGATCTGCTGGGTGTCACAATCGCAACCGTTGGGTGCAGGGGGAATCTGGGGCACAACATGGTTCGTCCAGAAAAGCTCTTCCTTATCAATAAGATCAGAAAGCACCTGTTTATCCGTCACAATTTTGTGGATCACCAGCTCTCTGCCGAAAATCAGAGCCGCCATATACCAGCAGTCGAAACCGCTGACAGCCAGATAGTGGTCAACCTGCGCCAGATAGTGAGCCGGGATTTTCCCATCAGCCCACTTGTCCGCAGAAAACGGTGAAACCGTTTTGCACTCCAGCCCTGCTTTCTGCCCAACGATCAGGCGGTCAAAGTCTGCCAGAAGCAGCGGATGTTCCTCGCTCTGGTAGATAGCGTTTGCACGGCGCACCTTAAAACCCGTTTCTTCGGAGAACCGCTGCGCCACATAATCCTCCAAATCACGACCCTGCCGCATGGCTTCGTTGTCGATATTTTCAATGGTATCGCTGATTTTATCATGGTATACCTGAAATGCAGAGCGATAGGGGTTCAGGCCAAGAATGGCACCAGCATCCGTGCCGGTAATGCCGCACTTACGGTAGCGGAGCCAATCCTCTTTGGATAAATTCAATGTAGATACAAGTCTTTTCATGCAATGTTCAGCCTTTCTTTCATCTGTTCTTCTGCGATAGAGAAATCGTATTCCACCAAGTCTTTGATAATGGTGGAAAACTCATCCACCAAGGTGCGGTCATCATCCAGCCACAGGGTATACAGGAAATCCAGAATGTTCCGCTGCACCCGGAGATGGTTCCAGAAACGCTCGTCCATCTGCTTTTCGGTGTCCAGCGTAATCAAGGCACTGACGATCGTGCTTTTCATCGTGATCTCGTATGCCGTGGTGCAAGTAGGCTTTGGAAAGTTGATTTCGATGCGGTCAAGGAACTCAGAAAATTCCCGGACAGCCCGGTTGCTCACATCATTCATACGTCCTCCTTTATGCTGCTGCCAGCACCATCTTATAAGCCTTGTCGATCATTGGATTGCCCTCTGCGGTGCGCAGAAACAGATTTTCGTTGTAGTTGCGAGTTTTACGGATGGGATCTGCATGGGTGGCAAAGTCGGAAACAGCGTTCACGAACCGCCATCCATTCTTGCCGACCCACTCCAGATCGGGTGCATTATAATAGCGAGCCTTCAAATCTTCCTGCAAGCGCAGGTTGTTCTTCCGCTGGCCATCGGTCAGGTCTTCGGTGACAGGGAAGAACTCGTTGATGAACTCCTGTACCTTGCGGTCAGACAGCTTGATGTTGGTCAGGTCATAGATACCCTTGCCAAGATCTGCCATATAGCTATTGGCAAGTTGCAAAGTTTCACGGGCATCCTGCACCCGGAGCAAAACATTTTCGGTGTGCTTTGCTGTCCAGATGCGCTTTGCAGAGTCAAGGGCAAGGTTCAAAGTGTTCTGGCAGACGACTCGAACCGGGGTCATGGCGACCTTGACACCAGAGCTGCCATCGTGACTATTGAAAAATACAAGATATGGGGTCACTTCGTCTCCGGCGATGATGTATTTCTCCGGCAGCTTTGCCAGCATCCAGACTTTCTTGCCACCCTGCAAAGAACCGGCAGTTTCATAAGTAACGCCCTCACCCAGCAGGTCATCGGTAAACTGAAATGCTTCTTCGTTCTGCACAATGCGGTAGCGGTCAGACACCACACCCAGAACAGCATCATCCGTGCTGCGGACATTGGCACGATAGCCGGGGATCATAGCACCCGTGCCGGAATAGATGTTGCGGCTTTCCACCTGCCAATCCAGACCAGCCAGCTCCAAGGCTTCACGGCTTGCAGGGGCATCCATCACGATGCGGCCAAGGCCATGCCAAGGGGTCTCACGGACAGAGAACATGGTTTCAACATTTGCAGACATAACTACTACCTCCTGAAATTTTAATGTGATTACTTGTTTTCGAGTTTATGGGCGGTCCAAATAATGAGTATTACGGCAGTTTTCCCGATTGCTTTTGCACTCTTCATCAGAATCTTTACCATAACATCAGCCATTGTTTTTCCTCCATTTTCAAGTAAAAAGTAAAGACCTGTGGACAGAATCAAACTGCTCACAGGTCTCTCTACAAAGATAATATATAACTGTAATTTTTTCAGATACGCTTCGTCTTGTGTCGGGTGTGTCAAATGTGTCAGGTTTTTATGAAACTCTCTATATATTCTTTATTTTTATCCCCTTCCTCTCTATTTTTCTTAGATATGCGATAGGGTAAAAATATAAAATATAATAAAGGTTTCTCGAAAATTCTGACACATCCGGCACAGCTGACACAGTGTTTTACGTTCAAGTCCTTGTGCGGATACCCACGGCTACTGTGAGGTCATGCCACTCATTTTTACGAATCCCCTGATTTCGGGAAGCCTTAAAAGCCTTTGCTTCTTCAAATGAAATCGTAAAACGAGCCATCTCCATAAAGCCATCCAACGTACAAGTGGCACTATTTCCACTCTGCACTTCTGTCAGTTGGAAATCAAGCACCCAGCGATACTCCTCGTTCGTCAGCGGCGTGATCTGCGCCACACAGCTATTGACAAGCTCCCGGTCAACATCATTCCTCGATGCTTTCTGCCACTCATCCAACTTCTGCGCAATCAAACTCATGTCAAGAGTTCCACTTCGCTCATCCTCCTGTTCCACATTCTCATATTGAGACTGCAATTCTGCAATCTGCGCATCCAGCCCCTTTCGCCGTTCTGCCAATTCCTGTTTTGTGATGATTCCGTCTGCACACAGGTCTATGTACTTATCCAGACGCTCCCTCTGTCTGGCGATGCTGTTTTCCAGCATCGCCTTTCTGGAAATGCGAACAGTCTTTTCTTCTGCCATGCAGCGGTTCAAAATTTTATAGACCTCTTTGACCGTTTTGCCTTTGTCAAAGGTGAGATGTTCAAACACCTTTGCTGCCATCAAGTCCAACTTCCACTCACAGATTGCCTTGATTTGGCAACTAATTCCCAAGTCCAAGCCATGTTCCTGCAAGTAGCTGATGCTTGGCCTACGGGTACGGCGGTAACACTGAAATCCATGAACCACTGCACCATCCCGATTTACACGCCACTTGAACTGGATAAATCCTGCGCCACAGCTGCACCGCAGTTTTGCTGTCCAGACTGACTTTGGCGTATTTCTCATGTACTTGTGCTTTTTTCCATTTTCATCTATTACCCGTGCTGATTTCGATGCCAAAATTTGCTGACATCTATCCCACATTTCTTCTGATACTAAAGGTTCAAAGTCGCCTTTCACATAGATGTAGCTGCTCTCGTCCAGATTTTTAACACGTTTCTGCGTCAAATATCCGTCGCTGTGGGATTTATTGTAACAGATGCACCCTTTATAGGTTGCATTATGTAGAACTCTGCTCACCTTGGAAGCGTCCCACGAAGTATGGCCGCCTGCATCCAATCGGCCAAGGCGGTATAATTCGTTTACGATTTTAACCAACCCATTTTCCCCGGTAGAATACATTTGGAAAATCAGTCTTACCGTTTCAGCTTGGTCAGGGTCAGGAACATAGGTTCCGTTCTCCCTGCGGTATCCTAAGATGTTTCCGCTGCCATATAAAACGTGCTTCTCCCGGCTGATTTTCTGCCCAGCCTTCACGCGCTCTGAAATTTTGCGACTCTCATCTTGTGCCATAGAAGACATGATCGTCAGCCGAAGTTCGCCATCGTTGGTCGCCGTGTTGATACCATCGTTGATGAAAAATACGTCCACCCCACGTGCTTTCAACTCCCGTGTGTAGGACAGCGTATCAACTGTATTTCGTGCAAAGCGACTCACTTCGCGAGTAATGATTAGGTCAAATTTGCCCTTCTGAGCATCTTCCATCATGCGCAAAAACTCTGGCCGCTTCTGTGCTTGTGTTCCGGTGATGCCTTGGTCTACGTAGACCTCCACGATTTCCCAGTCCGAATGCCGGGAACATTCGATTTTATACCACTCCAACTGATTTTCTAGTGCGTTGATTTGCGCTTCATGTTCGGTTGAGACACGCGCGTACACGGCTATCCTCATAAAATTTAACCTCCACTGTTTCTGACTCTTTTCTGCGGCAAAAAGAAAGGCTCTGGCCGAATCCCCTCCGCCAGAGCCTTTCTCTGTTGTTTACGAAGCCTTTGCAGGCAGTTCTTCCTCCTGCTCACGCTTCATCCGAAGGAAGTTCTGATAGGTAGGCAGGTTGATTACCCCTGCCGCAAAGAGAGCTTCCACCAGACAATAGGCCATCGCCTTTTCGTCAATTTCCAGCATTGTGATACCTCCCTTGGTTATCGTTAATGGTGCTTAGAGTCAGAGGTATAACGTATCATCGAAGAATCAGAAGTTACGGACGAAGCCTGATTCCTTTGAAAGCAGATACCGGATTCTTTCGGGCAATCATATCCTCTCCTATACACCGGAAGCGAGTATGCTTTATTCCCCTTTGGGTAAGTTCTTGCGTGAATGCCTTTTTGCTACACGCCCACATATTCTTCTCCTTGCAGTAGTCCGAGTAAGCATTATACAGGTCTTCTGTAGCAGTCACCGCTTTCGGCTCGCTCCTATCACAGCTTTCCTGTATAAATTTTCCTACGGTCTTCGCAATAGAGTCTCTCACAATGCACTTTACGTTGTCCACCTGTGGAATCTCTGGAAAGATGTAGTTGAGTTGCACAAGCTTCCGCGCATAGCGCAGTGCCTTTGTAACAATAGCATCTCGCTCTTTCCAAATTTTTTCTCCCAAATACGGGTCTTGCTGGTCATCCGGGATTGCATAATTAAAGGGCAGATATATGATACGTTTTAGGAGTGCATCATCTTCTCCGTCGATGATAAGCGGGTGATTACTTGAAAAGACAAACTTTATACGCCTTTCCAGCAACGCATCATCACGAAATTTGCGTGGAACATTGATTGAGTCGCCTCCTGTAATCTGCTTCAATCGGGAAGCTGCCTCCTCATCAATTTTGGAACTTGGCATATCCATGTCAAAATTGATGACAGCGTTTGCCAACGAAGCCATTCCAAATTCGTTCTTCATTTGCTTAAGTCTAATACTGCTGATGGATTCTTTGGGGTACAGGCGTCGGATAAAGCTTCCTAAAACGCTCTTGCCGCTATTTCCGATACCCTTCATAAAAATAAAGAACTTTCCCCGTGCAGGGTAGATAAGCAAATACCCGATTGCCATCCAAACTCTCTTCGACAGCAGGAAATCCCCACCTGTGACTCGCTGCAAGTATTCCTCAAATATCTGGCACTTTGCCTGCGGATCATATTTTGCCTTAATACAGGTAAAGGTTATTTGATCCGGGCTGTGTGGATAAAGTTTCCACTCCATAAGGTCAAGGATTCCATTTTCCAAAGGTGCATAAATCGGTTCATCTTCCGGCTCGCTGCACTCAATTTGGGGATCTGTTACGAGGCAATCGTAGAGATCCTTATACCCACGTAGACTAGATTTATTATTGAGTTCATAGTCCACATTCTGACGATACAACTTGATTAACTGATTTGAATCCAGCTGTGTGTAGTAATATTCATTGTGGTAATACAGTATATTCCCATAAGAAATAATATGGACATATTTTTTGAGTTCTCCTGCCAGTTCCACAAGGGACTGAGCTTTAGGAGCTTTTTTGATAGCAGGTTCAGGCACACGCATAGGTAATGCTACCTTATTCGCCGATTTTTCTTCCATTCGGGGACAGTTGTCTTGTAACATGGAGTCAGGCATCGTTTCAGGCAATGCTTCAGGCTCCCAAGAACACCAGTTTTCCGCCTTAGATTCTGTTTCTTCGTTCTGAAGCACATCTTCTAAAAGAGGGGCAGAAAGGCAGTTACCCTGCAGAACATCCTTCTTATGCTTCGAATGTTTCTCAGCTAATTTTTCAAGGTGCTTTCTGTTCACTGCAACATCTGTTCCTGAAGCAATATTCTTGACTATACTGTCCGAATATTCTTTATATAGCTTTTTTCGCGCCTTCTTAGACAAAACTGCAGCATTTCTGTCTTTTGTAAGACCAGCTAGACAATTAGACGAATGCTCTAATCGTTTTTGTGCTTTTTCAAGTTGACGCTGATAAAGGTCATTCGACATTTGGGCCGTCCTCCTTCGTCATTTTGAAGCTTGGCATCTGATCAGCAACTAGCTTTAGGACATTCTCTACAATCTGATCTCCAATACCATCAAAGCAAAGGTAATCAAGACATGTTACTCCGGATTCATCGTTCTGACCCACCCAAAGGTAGCCGCCAATGCCATCATCGACACAATGAAGAACGATTGTGTAGCAGTCTTCATTCTCTTCGCGAGGTTCAAATCCACAGAGTACCCAGCCTAATCCCGCTTCCTTGCAGCTAAAGATCATCTGACACCTAGCATCATCTCCCTCTCGAATACAGCACTGGAAAGATTTGGGCAAATCAGACGATTTGCTGTTATAGCTACCATCCACAATCTTCTTTTCGTTTCGGAAGATAATTACCCGACCTCTAGAGTAACATCCCTGTTCATCTTTTCCTCCACGAGAAAAGGATGAGCCTTTCGTGAAGACCACTGACATATCTTCTTTTCCCTTTCGGAATCTTTCCAGCATTTTACCAACATTTTTTTGAGTTTTTTCGAGTTCCATTTTTATACCTCCATATTTTCTGCCTCACGGGTCTTTCCCTAAGTGCACTTTAATAATAACAGATGCACTCAAAATAAGTCACCGCCTACAAAACGTACTTTTCATGTCGTCTTGTACGTACATGCTTTCACGATTTGTCACATTCCTTTCCTCCTGCTTCAAGAAATTCACGAGCCAAATCCTTCAATAATTTTTTCTGGGATTCTTTTAGATGTTGATAACCATCAATTTCCAGAGCATTTTTCTTTTGATACTTATCTCCTTCAACCAATTCCTCCATTGATACCTCCAGTGCTTGTGCTATCTGGTAAAGGGTATCCCATCCTATATTTACATTTCCATTTTCAATTTTTGAGATTCGTTTCTGGTCCGTTCCGATTTTATTCGCCAGATCCTTTTGTGACCATTTTTTCTGATTACGATATTTCCTGATATGTACACCAAGCTTATCCGCAGGGCTTCCCAAGCCTTTCTTTTTCATGCCAAAAAACTCCCTTAATTCGTTTGTATTTTGACATGGCCATGTCATTGACCGTATTATATCAGTTCACCTTTCAGCAAATAATGGCAGTTCAAATTTAATTATTTCAACTTAAAGTCGTCGTTTTTTGTCACATCTTCACGCTGTTCATAATTTATACATTATTCAGAGAATAAAGCAGAAGGAGCTAATCCTTTTGGGAAAGGGATTAGCTCCTTCTGCTTTATTCTCTATTACTCATTTTGATTTGCATCTTCTGCTAACAACTCAAAATCAATTTTATATTCATCTTTCATTTTGTATAAGTTCGTTTTATTACCTTCTTCCCGAATTTCAAAGTCTAGCTCTTCTAGTTGCAAGGCAATTCTCGCATCCAAAAGTTCCACTATAGCATTTGTACAATTGAGACTACACCCTCTTCGTATTATAGCTATCGCATCTTCCAAGGATGTTGGTATTCCTGTTTTTTCTATGCCATCATCCAATACTCCTGCTTCTACAGCTTGTAGCCAAATGTTTTTTATGCATTCGCTCAAACAACATCTTACTCTTAAGTCAAACCACTCTTTGTCAAACTCACCTCCTGCAATTTTCTTCCGATCTTCTATATATGACCACGTTAACTTTAATGATTCAAATGCTTCTTTAGTTTTGTATAACTCTCCTTCAAATAGCTCCTTCCAACGTCTTTCAATAGTTTTTTGTTTTATCCCTATTGCAGAGTTCGCAACCAATGAGTTAAATCCGTCTCTAACCAGATTCTTCAACCATTCACTTGCTTCATAACTTCTTTCATTCTTTATTAACCACAAAATATCGTCATTGTCAGCTCTATCTTCATTGCACCAAAGCAAATACATAAAAAACTCTGCATTTGCTGAAGTCACATGAAATCGTCCTTTTGCTTGCTTTTTTTGTCGCAGCAATTCATGTGCATCGATACTTTTCAATTTCATTGGAATCGGTCCAACGACGGTGTCAATTGCATAATAAAGATGCTTTCGTAGCGCTCTCATAAACTCTGTTTCATCTGTTTCTTCTACTACGCCTCTATTGTCTAGATAATCCATTACCATTTTGCATGTTATTAATTTACTTTTCTTCCCACTTTCGCCCACTATTTTTCTGGATTTTTCATCAGGAATATCATAATCATCCACAATCCACTGTAATATTGCTTGATCAAGTGACATATCGTCTCTGGGATTGTATTTTTGCTTTCCTTTATTTTCCACAATTTTTCTCCTGCAATCTGCAAAAACAAACCCTCCCCGGCAAAACCATTCAGTTTCACCGGGGAGGGTTTATCATACGCTTATCTTCCCATGTTCTGCATGATTAGTGCATCTTCATGCAACAATCTTACGCTCTGGGATTTTTGATAGCAGCCTGCGCAGCGGCCAGACGTGCGATAGGCACACGGAAGGGAGAGCAGCTGACGTAGTCCAGACCGACGTTGTGGCAGAACTCCACGCTCGTGGGGTCGCCGCCGTGCTCACCGCAGATGCCCAGGCCCAGGTCGGGACGGGTCTCACGGCCGTCGTGAGCGGCCATCTTCACCAGCTTGCCCACGCCGATCTGATCCAGGTGCTGGAACGGATCGCTCTCGTAGATCTTGTTCTCGTAGTAAGCGCCCAGGAACTTGGCAGCGTCATCACGGCTGAAGCCGAAGGTCATCTGGGTCAGGTCGTTGGTGCCGAAGCTGAAGAACTCAGCCTCCTTGGCGATCTCGCCGGCAGTCAGGGCTGCACGGGGGATCTCGATCATGGTACCGACCTGATACTTCATGTCAACGCCAGCAGCAGCGATCAGCTCATCAGCGACCTTGACCACAACGTCCTTGACGAACTTCAGCTCCTTGACCTCGCCGACCAGCGGGATCATGATGTGCGGGGTGATCATGCAGCCAGTCTCAGCGGAGACGTTCAGGGCAGCCTTGATCACAGCGCGGGTCTGCATGGCAGCGATTTCGGGATAGGTAACAGCCAGACGGCAGCCACGGTGACCCATCATGGGGTTGAACTCGTGCAGAGAAGCAACCACGTT